TTAATTCTTCACACTTATTATCAAACCAAGTGCGAGTTAATGCAAGTCGTGTTGCTTGTATTCCATCCTGAATTGACAGATTTGGTACGATTTTTAGATGTTTTATGTCAATTTTTGCAGAAATCTGCTCGATTATGCTCTTTCCACCACTTGCTAGTGTTTTAGCCCTAGCGTCATGGGGCAGGTAATGAGTGCCATATTTGTACCCAAACTCATCCTCTTTTTGGGCAAGTAAACCTGTGTAGTAGGAGATAGGTTGACCGTTGCTAGAGTGATGATCTAGCACCCGTATCTCACCGTATACGCATTGCCACCAAATAATAGCCGTGGAATCGTTGTACCCCAAGTCCCAAACGGTATGGCAGGGAAACATAGGGTCATAGTCCACCGTGGTAATACGCTCTAGGTCGGTGATCCTACGCATTTCCTGACCGTAAAATGCCCCTATTATGGCTGCCTCAAACGAGCATAAAAACTCTTGTTCGTACTGGTTATCAGACATAGTGGCTTGTGCGTCTAATAACTCAGCTTCAGGCAACAATCCTGATTGGTCTGCTCGTAAGGTCTTTACATACCAATTCGGGTTCTTTTGGGCTTCGTTATAGATGTCATAGAAGGCGTTATGACCCTTGGGTGTACCGATAAAGGTAGCCCACCCTTGGCGGTCTGTAAGCAATGGTCTAACGATTTCACCCCAAAGCCTACTTTTCATATCTGCGTACTCGTCTAGACAGACCCCATCCAAGTAAAGACCCCGTAGGGCATCGGGGTTGTCTGCACCGAATAGGCGTATCTTTGAGCCGTTTACCAGTTCTACCCACAATTCTGATTGATTAGCCTTGACAATAGCTGGTTCAGCAAACTTGAGTAGGTAATCCCATGCAATGTTTTTAGCCTGTGCGTAGTACGGTGCAATATAAGCGTATCTGCCATCAGGCTTCTTCTCCATGATAGCCCTGCGAATGGTATCGCATATGGTGGCTACGGTCTTACCTGCCCGCCTGTGACAGACTAAGACTGCCCAGCGTTGTTCCCGCCTATGAAAGTCTAAGAACGCTTCCCTAGCTTTGTACGGGTATTCGTATTTTTTGACTACCTCAATCAAGGAACTTGTGTTCGTGGATTACTTTAACGGGCTGGTCTGCATCCCCTGTGTGTTCTGTCCTAGCCAGCTTGGGTACATGGTACTCAGCGACTTGCATAAAACAATCAAATGCGACTTTAGGCCCTAGCTTCTCGTTCATAGCGATCTCATCAAGCCATTCTTGTAACTTATGGCTGTTACCATCCACGAACTTAGCGATAGCCTCTCTAGCGAGGGCTGTTGACTTATTAGGGCTACCTTTAGGTCTACCCTTTGGATTATTTGTTTGTTCTTTAATGCTCATACCTTACCCAAGTAGTTGATTAAGATAAGTTAATTTTACTCTATTTTATTGATTTGTTGCTCTAGTATTTCTTTACGGGTTATTGGCTTACTGTTCTGTTCTAGTATCTTTACATTGCTAGGGTCAAATACTACAAAGTTAGATGTGCCTTTTGGCGGCTCTACAAGCGTTGCATTTTTCTTTGTAGCCATAAATTCTTTGGCTTTTTCAGGGCTTTTAAAAAATGCTTGCCCGCCATCGTAATTAACTTCCCAATGACTGGCGTTTAATCTTGAACCTTCGTCTAAATAGCGTATGCCTTTAATTCCAACGCTGTTCAATAATGCTGAAGCGTCAGGATTTGCTTGATTTCCATAATATTTGCCAAAACTGTTCTCTATTCTTCTATAAAGTCTTTCGCCAGTTACATTTTTAGCTTCCATATCATCTAGCGGTCTAAATCTATCGCCTAATTTTTGAATAGCCGCTTGTATTTCAGGTGTTTGTTGTGCTAATGGTTTTCCCCAATCAAGCATCATAGGTATGTCTGCATCAGGTATATCTACTTTGTATAGATTTCCTGTATCTTGCACCGCAACATTAGCTTTGCGCAAATCAGCAAGGGTTTTTTGCATTTCTTTGGCTGCTTCAGGGTTTGTTGGGCGAATTTCTTTAATGTCAGATAAAAGTTGCCTTCTTGTGGCTTTTACATCACCTATATTAGCGACCAAATAATCATCTAATTCTGTGTTTCCTGTACTTCCAATGGTTTTGTTAGCTTGATATAAAGGTTTACCATTTACATCAATTTTAGAGCCTAATTCTCTTGCATATTCGTTAGCTACGGCAGGGTTTTCAGCAAAGTACATTCCATGCCCATAAGCCTGTGCGCCTTCACCAGTTCCTACCTTGCTAATGTCAAACTTGCCTTTAATGGTGTGGGGTGTGCCATGATAGGCTGTTGCGCCCATTAGATTAGGTACTTGAGCCATTTGGCGTTCAAAGGCTTCTCTATCCCCTATCTGTATGCCTTGGTCACCCATTGTTAAGCCAGCGTCAATATCAGCCCGTTGTTGGGATATATTTTGGGCGGCAGTTGGGATTACATTGGTTACATAGTTCTTTAGCTGTTTGGCTAGGGGTGCGTTTGGGCCTGTAACGCCCTGTGGTGTTACATATCCCGCTTGTCGCAATATTTCTGCAAGCGTAGCCATTTACTTTACTTCTTTATCTAAGTCTTTAAGTTTGTTAGATAGCATCTTCCTACGGGCAATGCGTTCAGCTTGTTGCTTTTCTAGTGTAGATTGATTTTCAGGGCGTAACAAGGCATCTTCTTTCTTGTACTTACGGCTCATGTGTTCCATTATTTTTCTTTCACATACTTGTTGTAAGCAGTTTCAAGAGTTTCTTTTCTTGCTGTTTTAGCTGATTCTTTAAAATCTGCGGCACTAGGAGCACCTTTAGCACCAGCTTTTTTCATCTTTTCGCCCGATCCAGCCTTGATCCTAGCTCTTTTTCGGTGAATATTTGCGTATAGTCCGTCTTTCATGTTAACAACTCCATCGTTTTCGTGCCGCTTTTCCTCGTTCCCCTGTCCATCCTGCCGACCTTGCACAGAAACTATCGTGGCGTGGGCCACTAGATTGGGGGGCTTTTAAATTACTACCGTTCTTTGCGTTATACGCTTTACGACCAGCTTCGGTCATTCCTGCACCTTCTTCTACTGACTGATAATGCCTACCTTTGCCTTTAGTTGTTTTGGCAATAGGTTTGTCATGCTTTTCTACTGCGGCACGAATGTCATCTCTACGGCTCATTTATGCCTTGAATTTAAGCAAGTAAATGGTGGTGTCAATCTCTTGGGCAATATTGTCAATAAGCTGGCAGATTTCAGGGTCTTGTGGTAAGTCTGCCCGTGCCTCTTTTACAAAGCGTTGTAGTGACTGTAAGTATGCCAAAGGTTCTTTTGGCTGGTGGTATGTGGCGGGAAACTCGGTAATCTGCCCGTAAATACCAAAATAGGTTTCCGCTAAAGTATCTGTAAGGCCAATAATATTCTCGTAAAAATGACCTAAAGCCTTGTGTTTTGCGTAAGACTTGGTTGCCCAATGGAAAAAGTGGGTGTTTGTACCTGAATGTAGCATGGTTGCAAGAAACAACGCCATTGACTTTTCCATACAAATCCTTATGTTATTGGTGTATTTTCCCCTATTTTATCAAGAATGTCGATATAAACAAGGCAACTCCCACCTTTTTTTATTGCACCTCGTTGTAGATATAAAACATCAATTTGGCTATCATCATCAAACACCCCAGCACCGTTACCGCCTAGCGAATCCCACAATGATTTGACACGGTTATCTAAATCTTGTTTACGCCTAGTGGCAAAATGAATAACTATTTTCATTTCTAGGCGGGCATCACCTAGCTTTGGTACTTTGTACTCGGCTACATAATTAGCTACTTGTTTTTTAAACTCGATAGCTTCCTTGCTCAGATACCGCCTGTGACCACTACTTTTGATGTAATGATTGACGGAAGGGGGAAGGGGTAGGGTTAGTATCAACATTAAGGGAGTTTAACAAGTCCACGGTGTCTTGGGTCATTTGCTCAAAACTTGGTATGTAAAACCCCCGACTCGAATAACTGGGCAATCGTTTTTCGGTGCGCTTCTTCCCATCGTTCCACTCTCTCTGTTTTGCTAAGTGTTGCACCTTGGTCAATTTCTGTGTGACAGGTAAAACACAATGCGCTAATTCTGTAATCGTGTGCTTTGAGTCCACGGCCTTTACCATCCCTTAGTTGATTTGAGTGTGCGGCAACGACTGTGCCATCATTAGCCCCGCAATGCTGGCAGGGCAAGAGTCTAACAATCTCAAGTAAATGTTTATTCCGATAAATTGGCATGGTCTACGCTATGTTGTTCTAGCTTTACAGCGGATTCTGCAATGTCTACGGCAATCTCCATCATCTGTATGGGATTGTTGACTTTGAGGGCATCGTCATACATACGGATTAATTTTCTTAATACGGCAAACTCGTCACATAGAGCAATCATTTTAATATCCGATCATGGTTACGGTTAGATACTTCTAAGGTCTGCCATGTAGCATGGCGCAATTGTGCGGCAGTCAATTCCCACTTGAGTTTTTCAGCGTTCTCAGTCGCTACCCCAATAGCCTTGCATAAGTCTTGGTACTCCTGACAGGCGTAGGCCTCTCGTTCCTGCGCCCCAATGGTCTGCTCACCTGACTTCTGCATCATTATGGCTTTTAGACTGCTTTTAAAGGTTTCTAACTGGGCTAACTCACCCTTGGCAGATGCGTACTTACCAGCGTTTTTAAGGATAAAGTCTATACATTTATTGGGGTCTATTTCTAGCATACAGTTCCTTTATTCGTTTTTTTACATCTGCTTCTGTGTCTTTGTTGCGTTCAATTAATTCTTTAACAATGTTCCAGTTCCTACAACGCTGGGCTATGGCTATATAGGATTGGGCTAAATACTCGATCCTTTGCTTATAGCTGTTCATCTAATTGCTTAATCTTTTGACTAATCCTTGCCCGCCATGCTTGCCAAGTTTCTCCACCGTAAGCTGGGCAACCGACTTCTTGGGCTTTACGGGTAGTCAATTCTTCAGTCGAGTACCACGGCAGTTCAGGCTTTTTATTGGGTTCTAGGTCAATTTCGTCAGTCCACCGTTCAGCGTTTAAAAACGAGGCGGGGTACGGGATGTAGTCTTTTTGGGTTTCCTTAATCTTCCAGTATTTAAGGTAGTTTGGCAGGGCTTCTAGGCACTCTGCTTGCTGTGTAGGGGTTAGCCTGTTCCATGCCCGTTCAGCTTCCTTACGAGCCATTTTGCGGGGATAAAGGGAGTAGAAGTCTTGAAAGGTCATAGTGCGTCAAAGTTATAGAACCATTCGTCTTTAGCTGACCATTTAGCGTGATTTTCTACGCTGTAGACTTCGGTGGGTATCTTAAAGTCGGGGGTCTTTAATACAGCAGGCACAAGAGAAACATCGTACCAAAGGCAACGATTGTTAGGCTGGCAAGCAAACTGCCCATTATCTAGCTTAATAAAGTTATACGATTTATGTTCTTCGACCCCCTCACTAAAGCTAATGTCTAAGCGGTTAGATTCAGGGCTTGCAAAATCAATCGTAAAAAGATAGTTACCAAAATGAAACTGTTTGTCCTTACCAAAGAACTTAACCTTTAGCCCCCGAAGATTTGACTTCTCAATCACCGCCATATCGTAAGATAAACAGTCCCATATCTGTAAGTGGTCTAACGGCAACGGCTCGGCTACTTCTTTCCACACATAAGCATGGATAGGTAGTTTGTCATACAACGCACCGTACTCAGTTAACATAGACTCTATACGGAAGGCTTGACCCTTGATGGCCTTTGCAGTCATCCACACACAGGGTTCTAATTCTCCATGCCCTGATTCGTGGTTATAAAGAAACTCTCTGCGTACAAAGCACTTGACGGGGGGTATGTTAGCAACAAGAAAAGTCATTTATCCATCCAGTAATAGAAAAAAGCGGCACTTATCATAACTGCGATAGAGATGATAAATGTCGCTATTGCAAATACGGTCATTATGGTTTCAACCATCAATACTCTAAACCAGCGCAATCCATCATTGTGGTTTGATTGGAAATAATGTTTGTAATTATTGCCATCAAGTAGTCATCAGCTAAATATTTGCTGTAATCTTCGCTTTTTGCGTAACTACGAAACACCCTAATTAGGGCAAATATTTCTTCATAATCATTGTAGGCCTGATAAATGGCTGACTCTAAAATACTTATTTGGCGTTCTAATTGCTGAACTTTAGTAAGCGGTTTAATTTTTTTTACTGGGGTTTTTTTAGTTGCCATTATTTTCTTTCAATAAAAATAGCCCCCGTAGGGGCTGATTAGTTAGTCTGCTCTTGAGTTGTACCAAGAATCAATACCGTGTTCTTTTAATACGCCAGCAAATGCGCTAGCACCGACTTCTAATACATTCATACATTGGGTCATGTTATTGGTGCAACGCCATATCTGCCAGCCTTTTTGCCAATGTTTGCTACCGATATTGTTTTTTTTGCACCAGTTCACGAATGGGCTACGGCCATTGGGTATTTCTACCCACGCAAAACCACAGTAATTATCTTCACCAACGGTTTCTATGTAATCTGATTCGGCTTTTTGACCAGCAACTAGGGCTTGGTCGTATATTGCTTGGAAGTCTACAGTTTGTTTTGCCATTTTGTTGCTCCTTTTTCTATCTCACTCGGTATTGAGTAACGCTATTATCTTAAGTAATCTTAACTTTAGCAATCTTTTTAATATAAGGAAAACCCTTATTGTTGTTTTTTTGTCATAGGTGTCCCAAAGGTGATAAGCCTTCATCTATTCAAGAAGTTGATCTTGAACTAATGCTCCCGAAGGTAATGTTCTATCGTTATAAGGTTGTCTATCACCATTGGCCTTATAACTTGTGCTGTACCCATTTAAGTCAGCGGGGCTTGCGATCAGGTGTAAACCAGCCCATGTTCTATTCCACGCCACCCAGTTAAGTGCTTTATATCGTTTGGAGTACGGCAGAAATAGAAAAACCCTTTGGGACTGATCTATGGTGAAGTTGCTTAATAAATGCCTCTAAACCATTTACTAAACACACAGATCAGACCGAAAGGGTCTCGTGCTTAGAGGTAACTACAAAACAGACTTCACTCTGCCCCTCAATTATGCATCATTATTCTAATTCAGGCCAAATTAATTTATAGTTGTTCGGAAATAGGGTCTTTCGGGTAATTAACCCATGACTTTCTTTTTCTAGCGTAGCGGCTAAAATCACCATTTTATCAATCGGTATATCGCTTTTTTGCCACATAGATACCGCAGGAACGCTTACGCCTACTAGCTTTGAGATGCGAGTAGGGCCACCGAGAAGTTTAATTAGTGTCGTTGCGTTCATTAATTTATCTTAACATTTTACCAACATATTTACAAATAGTTGTTGCTTTATAAATTAAGGTAGCTTAAAATTGCTGTACGGTATATGCCGTGTTAATTAGGAGAACTCTTATGAGTGAAATAGAATCGCAAACAAATGACTTGCTACAGCTTCAAGGTGAACTTGAACGCATCTTTACTGTGCTAGAAGGTGGCACAGACCTATCCAAAGAACAAATTGACCTACTGCGCTATGGCTGTGGCTTTGCGCCAGTAAATCGTCAGCGTGACTTCTTACAAGGTGTATTTAACGATTTAAACCCATACGGGAGAACAATATGATTATTTCTGATACTCAACGAGATTTTAAAATAGCCCCAGCAGGGCTTTCGATGGCACGGCTTTTTTCTATTATTGACTTAGGCCACCAAGCTACCGAGTGGGCTGGGGAAACCAAGATCATGCACAAAGTCGTATTGACTTGGGAATTGCACGGGGATGACGATCAAGGCAAACCATTAAAAACAGACGATGGTAAGCCACTAATTGTATCCAAACGATACACGGTCAGTTTAAGCGATCAGGCACGGTTACGCCAAGATTTAGAATCATGGTCAAGTAAAAAAATGACCGCAGAAGATCGTAAGAACTTTGACCTCAAAGGCTTACTGGGTAAGTTTTGCATGGTTAATATCACGCACTCTGAGGATGGTAAGTACGCCAATATCTCAGGCATTAGCCCTGTACCGTCTGCCTTGCGTAACGCCCAACCCGAAGGCATTAACCCTACAAAAATCTTTTGGATACAAAATTTTAAACAAGAAGAATACGATGCGCTACCTAAGTACTACAAAGAAAAGATAGCGGAGAGTAGCGAGTGGCGGGGTCAACAGGAGCGTGAAAAGAATGTTCCTAAGATAGACGATACTTTATCTGATGACATTCCTTTTTAAGGCAAATATGATAGTTAAGGAGAAATTAAGTGAATCAGGTCATTGGTATAAAAAAGATGGTAGTCCAGCCTACACAACTATCGGCAAAACTGGGGAACGGGCAACAACGCTTCGTGACGCACGGAAACTCGGACTTTTGCCTAGTGTTACAACAATTAACGGAATGCTATCGAAAGCAGGGCTTGATACATGGAAGCAACAACAAGTCCTCTTAGCCGCATTGACTTTGCCTAGACTGCCTGACGAACCTGAGTCTGATTGGTTGTCTAGGGTAATGCAGGATAGTCGGGCTACGGGCAGGGATGCGGCAGAGCGAGGTACTGCAATCCACGCCATCATCCAAACTTGGTTTGAGGGGGTCTATATGCCTGAAAAACCCCCGTACATTAATACCATCATAGAAACCCTAGAGAATGCCTTTGGAAGCCAGCTATGGCTCTCAGAGAAGTCTTTTGCCCATCCGCTAGGGTATGGTGGTAAATGCGATCTAATGGCTAGGGCGGGCTTTATAGTGGACTTTAAGACTAAGGATACCGACCTTGATAAGGTAGATGTTTACTTTGAGCATGAGATGCAGTTAGCCGCTTACCGTGAAGGTCTAGGAGTACCAACGGCTAGGTGCGCTATCGTCTTTGTCAACGGTACAACCGATCAGGTCAAATTGATAGAGATTGAGCAGGAACGACTCCAAAAGGGCTGGGAATGCTTTGAGCATCTACTTCGGGTTTATCAGATCAAGAACGGCATATAATTAAAGTTCCTTCACGGGAACGGGGGAAAGCGGAATCTATGCTTCACATACATTAGCCCCGCAAGTACCCCACTTTTTTGTAAGGTTATTATTTATATATTGCATTGTTAAGTAATCTTAACTTATACTTGTCTTACTCAATGTTGAGTGAGATAGATAAGGAGATTCAAATGCAAGTATTAGACATCGCAGTTACCAAAGTCGATCAATTAGGTATGCTCTTGGCTCAGATTGCTGACTTAGAAACCCAAGCAGAAGCACTCAAGACCGAACTCAAGCAGGAAGAAGGCCACATCGAGGGTAACCTCTATAAAGCCTGCGTGACCCTATCCCAGCGCAAGACCGTAGATAACAAGGCTGTGTACGCAGAAGCAAATGTACCTGCCGAGTTAATCGAGAAGCACACCAAAACCACCGCAGTTATTACCCTCAAAGTTACAGCCCGTTAACTAACGCCCCCACGGGGGCATAAGGATATTTATGAAACCTATTTTATTGCTAAGCCTGCTAAGTCTTACCGCCTGTAGTTCTTTTGAACCACCCAATGTCAGCCTAGAAACTGACAAACAGGCGTTTCACATGAGCCGTGCCCAAGTAATTCTAGGCATTACCGAATGTGAGGATGCAGGTACACGCCCTGTAGTTATCACGGCAAAGCGCAGGATCAACGGGGTAATGTCTGATGTACCTGTCGAGGTTACCTGTAACCCTCGTTATAAGATATTTCACTAGGAGATAGCTATGTTAAAAAGCGAACGAGATGCAGAGTTATTTTATGAGGCACAGCGCAAGTTTACTGACCGCCAAAGGATGTTAGATAAGGGTTGGGGTGATCTAGATGCGTATAACGCCCTAAGAGCCGCAGAAAAGAAAAAAGAGCGTATGGAGTCTATCCGTATGTTCTTGCTGGGTGGTGTAGCGGCAGTCCTGTTCTGCGTACTGTTTTTTGGTACTAACTATTTAATGAACGGGTACGCAATATGAACAATAAATGGACTAAAGAAAACTTTGAAATATACGATGCCAGCCACCCTGAAATTTGGGAGATGTTTGTAAAGTTCTCATTACAGGTGGCGGCTAAACGGCAATACTTTTCAGCTAAGTGCGTATTTCATAGGGTGCGTTGGGAAACCGTTGTAGGCAGTTCAGGCGATTTTAAGATAGATGATGGTTGGATTAGCCATTACGCAAGAAAATTTGCTAGAGAATACCCTCAACATGAGAACTTATTTGAGTTTAGAACCCGTAAAAAAAGTTATCACAACGACAATTTTATGCCGTTTTAGTACGGTCTTGTACCAGTTTTATCAATAATTAATGATTGCCTGCGAGGATTATCGCCAGCAGTACTAGGCACACTAATATGTGTCCACCTGTCAAATTCTCGAATAAGTTGGTCATATTCTATTCCCGATGCGATCACAGCCTTAACGACTTCATCGGGGGTCATGCTTGGTACTCTTATGTCTGCGGCACACCCAATACGATGCTGGCTTGTGTCCTTTGATCCTACAGCGTCATTCACGGCTTTGCAACGGAAAGCTGAATTAATCATCACGGGCTTGCCACCTAAGACGGTCTTAACTTCCTCTAAGAACCCCGCTAGGCGTACAAGGTTAGCCATCTCTGAGGCGTTAGGCGTGTTATCAAACTGCCTGTGATCCGTGTGGGTCAGTTCATCTAAGGTGAAGTTAGGACTTAGGTTCATTCTTGACCTTCATATCCATTATCTTCTCCAAAGTGCGACCCCCGAAATAGAAAGACATAATCAACATACCCCATTGGCCTAAAAGTTCTACATAGGGCTGATGTACATTCATTTCAACCGCACTCATAATTGCAAATGCTGTATATACAACCAAAATAAAAACAAGCGTCATAGGGCGAATGTTTTTAGATAACCAGCTATCACTAGCCATATCCGCTTGTTGGCGTTTAGTAAGTTCTTGAACCTCTATATTGTCAGCGTTTAACTCAGCTAACCTACCCTCTTGTTGCATCTGTAGGAGTTCTTTTTGAGCCTTTGCTTTGGCTTCAGGGTCAGGAATAAACTTATCTAAGACTTTCATCCCCACATCGACTAGTGCCATTAGCGGTAACATATTATTTCCACCTTCCCCAAGTACATTCGTAAGCTACCCAAGTTGCAAACATATAACAAAGTGCCATCACGCTTTTCATTACCCGCCTGTCGTTCTGCTCTAAATACCTATCTTGGCGTTCTTCCCATTGCTTTCTAGCCTTAATACCCTGTATCTCATCCCAAGCCTTACTACCGTACTTCTTAGTGATTTCTTCTTTAATCTTTTCTTCGGATTGCTTGGCTAACATTAGCCTTTGAAACTCATCCACCGCCTCAATAATCGTGGTGGTATCAGGGCTTACTTCTCTTAAATTCTTCCTTGATGCCGCCCTTTCTTTTGCCGCCTTATCCGCTACTGCTAGTACACCATCAATTGCCTTACTAAGTTCTTCTGATGCTTTTACAGACTCATTAAGAGTCTTTGTGACCTGTTTAGTACCATCGATAATTCTAAAAGGGTCTGACACATTTATTAACTTTTACTGAACCAATGTGCAATAAACCCTACGAGTGAACTAATAACAGATACAACCCCCAAGCCGACCCAAAGACCGCCCCTAGAGCGATTAGCCATTGCAACAAGTTCATCAATGCTGGCTTCCATCTTGTCGATCTTTCTAGACATTTCATCGAACTTGGCCTCGTAGTTCTCTACCTTCTGCCAAAGAACGCCATATTTGACGGGATCAATCTCAAACGCCATATCCATGTCTTACGGCAATGTCGCTATAAATGCATCAGTTCTTGTGTCATCACATTCCCATCGGCATCTTGCAGTTCTGCACCAAGCATTATTTAGCTCCTTCTAATTCAGCGATGCGGACTGCTTGTGCTTCTACTTTAGCGTTTAGTTCTTGAATAGCGGCAGTTAATGTAGCTACTACAAATGAAGTATCAATACCTTGTGGCTTAATTCTAGTTTGCTCATTACCATCTTCATCTGTATAAGTATCTACCGCATCTTTTTCACCGCTTACGGCTTCAGGAATTACGGCTTGAAGTTCATGTGCAATAAAACCTTGACTTGATTTTCCGTCAATTTTCCATTTATAAGTACATGGTTTTAATTGTTGAACTTTAGCTAAAGCTCCTGTCATTGGTGCAACATTATCTTTTAAACGATAGTCAGAAGAAGTAACATAAGAAGTCGCAGAATTAGTTGTTTCAATACGACCAACTAAGTTTCCAGTTGAGCCAAAAGCAATAGCGTATGCGCCACTTGATGTTCCTGTTGTTTCATTTAAAAATATACCCCAATTAAGATTTTGAGCGTAATAAATGATTTGTTTTCCAGGAGTTGAACCGCCTGTAGTAGTCGTGGCAAGTGCTAAAACACCATCAGAAGTAATACGCATCCGTTCTGTTGCACTACTTCCTGTGCAAAAAGTCATAGTTGCATCTGACGCACCACTTCTTATTGACCATTGCTCTGTTGATCCGTAAAACGAATTTAGCGTATTAAATCTTGATCCTCCAATATCATTTGCTATTAGTTTTAAACTAGCAGCATATCCACTTACTCCAGCACGAATTGCCGCTGACGAATCACCACTAGCAGATTGAACAACCTCTAGCTTGTTAGATATTGAACTAGAACCAATACCTACATTACCTGAACTATCAATACGCATCGCTTCTGCACCACCTTCAGAAAAAGCAATAGTATCTGCGGCTGGGAAGAAGATGCCTGTATTAGCGTCCGTTCCTCGTATAGCTGGGGTAGCGGCTGTGCCGTCTACATCCGATAGTCCGTCTGTTCCGTTTAGTATTAATGACATTATTTAACCTCTATTTGTTTTAACTGCTCAAGCGTTGTGGCTTGGTCAGCTAGTTGGGTAATATCTCTTAGCCGTTGTTTCTCAGCTACGATAGCAGTCGTATCAGCACCCGACTCTAATGCTCTTTGAAACGCTACATCTTGTGCTTGCAATAAAGGTGTACGCTCTACTCTTAGGCGGTCTTTAGTAATCGCTTTGGCTTTGGTCATATTTATGGTGATACTCATGCTGTGTACTCCCATGCGTTACGGAATGTGCGGTCTGTAGGAATGTCAATACCATCTACTATCTTGTAAGGTTTGCCAGCTGGCACATCTTTAGCGGCAATTTCTTCAATGGTTAAACCACACTCAGGTGCGGGAGTAAGAATAACTACACCGCCATCGTCAGTAGGGTAAATAATTAATTGGGTCATTTATTTCTCCTAATTAGCGGAAAATGGCAATAGAAAGCAAATCAACATCCGAAAGTGTTGATGCACTACCAAAAACTCTAAACCGCATTGCACTTGTTGTTTGTGTTGAATACGGATAAGGGCTAAGTACTTGGGCAAAATATGTCGGATTAGCACCAGCAGTTCCACAAATAGAATAATTAGCATCAGGCATAGCATTAGTAAAATTGACTGTGTAATCGCCAGTACCATTGTCAGTAATAGAAGTTACATTACCACTTGCTCGAATAGCTGGAGTGCCAGTTCCATCAAAGTTTACCCATGCACGACAGCCGTATGCTACTGCACTAGAGCCATAGCCTGAGTTAAAAGATAGATTACCGCTAACAGATTGTGTGCCAGTTACAGATGTACCAGTAGAGGTAACACCTAAGACAGTAGTGCCGTTACTTTGTATGTTAAGAGAACCACTTGTATCCGCACTCTGAACCAGCCCTGTGGTTGTACTCGCATTTATTGTGACAGCCATTATGCTACTCCCTTCGGATACTTAGCTTTGACCGCCAAGCAGTCAGCAATGTATTTATCAATCTGTGCTTGGTCACTCTTTACTACACCATCAATGTAATCTGTGATGGGTGGGTATTCTGATGCTCGTTTAGCTTTGTAAGCGTTAGCGGCAATTTTTGCTTGAATGGCTTCCCATTGAGAATCAAGTTCTTCTTTGGTTGGTTTTATTGATTCATCCAGCCAATTTAAACCATCATAAGAATCACCATTTAACATCCATTTTTTTCCAACATAATTAGTTGAAAGTATTAATGTGTAATCAATCATGCCGCTATCTCCATCAAAATAATTGACGATGCTGTTCTAGAACTATATTCTTGATTATTATCAGCATCTGTAATGCTTCTGTTAAATGCGGTAGTTCCTGAACCTTCTGAATAAGCATCAAAAGAATAAGTTGTTGATGATGTTGTTGATGGTGAATCTAAATATGAAACATTTAAACCATCACAATGGTTTGTATCGCCATTAAATCCCGAAACATTAGAAATTGTTGAGCGTGGTCTTGAGCCAGCGGCATCTCCAATAAATATTTCAGAACCACCTCTTGTTAATTTAATAATTACACCATTGATATTGTGAATTTTTCCTAATTGTAAAAATATTAATATTTTGCTAGAAATTGAAGTTGGCGTAATACTTGCAGAAAGAAATGAACTCATACTTGTCCATGTTTGTGCAGACGAATATGTTGTTGTAGTAGTGGTAGTTCCTTGAACCACTTGCAACACAGAACCAGCAGGAAGCCTAGCGGCAGCAATAGTTCCCGTTAGCTGTGTAGCAGCAATGCTTTTATTTGTAAGGGTTTGAGTGGCGGCTAAACCGACCAGCGTATCTGTAACTGCTGGAAGCGAAAGTGTATTAGTCCCCGCTACTGCTGGGGCAGAAAGCGTTATTGCACCTGATGTATCGCCTGAAATAACGACTGAACTCATTATTTACTCCTTTTGTATATTTTAGTGGTTTTCATCTTACAATACCACCCATCTTTGACCGCTAGGAACTGTTACAATTACACCGCTATTAATCGTAATTGGCCCAACAGACATAGCATTTTTGTTAGTGCTTAATGTGTAGGTAGCCGTTACAGTTACACCATTCTCTACAAATACTTGGTCACCACCCGCACCTGTTGCACCACCACCAATTTGTGCCCAATTACCATATACATATGAACCCATTACAGTAGCGTTACCGCTTGGTGTAGATAACATTGTATAAGTAAATGTTGTTGTTCCCGTAACTGTAATAACAAATGTTCCACTATAGGCGGCAGGGGTAGTACCCGTAATAAATACAGTATTTCCCGTATTTAAACCATGAGCCGTTGCAGTTGTTAAGGTAGCTGTAGTTGTAACAAATGTAATGGTGCTAATTGTTGCACCTGTGTACGATGTATAACCCTCATATGAATTTAAAGTAGAGTTAAAACGAATCATTCCGCTAACTGGTGTTGCAGAGCGTTGACCAGTTGTTCCGTTAGGAATCTTTAATTGCCCTGTACCGCTCATTGTGGTATCGCCCGCTACTGTTAAGGTAGTAGAACAAGTAACCGCACCGCCAAAAGTAGGGGTGTTAAATTGGGTAAAATTAATTCCATCACCACTAATTGTTCCAGTAGCAAGGTTTGTTACCTTGTTGCTGTTCATATTTAATGGCCCTGTCATTGGTGTTTGACCATCTGCGGCAACCGAGTCGGTCATAGCAGAAGCCAAGTCATTCATGGTGTTATTAGCCCATGTACTTGCAATGACTGTACCTGATACTACGGGATTACCCGCAGGTAGTGTATATGTACCCGATCCGTTTCTACTCATTTTGATTCCTCTGTAATTTCAGGTTTTTGTGCAATATAACCACCAGCAATAGAATTAACTAATGTTTGTGCTTTAGCTGATTTAGGGCCAGTTCTAGCAAGTTCTTGCAATTTAGCAACAGAATCAGGATCAGTTAACATTTTAGCCAACATATTAGCATTACGACCAAGCTGTACATTTTCAGCCCAACTTACAATATTTGATGGTTTAAATGGTGTTAAGGCTTTAGACACTACGCCCGTGCCAAGTTCATTTTTAATCATTTCATTAAATGCTGTTGCTGAATTGGCTGGCATACGCTGACCTTGTGCTTGCGCTACATCCAAGAACTTCTCAAATCCTTGCCATGCTTGCATACCGCCAGTTTCAGTAACTAAGGTACGCAAGTTGTCACGCTGTTGCTTATTGCCAGCAATCGTAGCAGCAAATTTAGGGCCACCAAACTGGTTTTGACCGCTAGATAAGTTTTGAGTAGTTTCGTTAAAAATACCCTCTAAGTTTTGGCGTGTCCAATCAGGTAACGCATTTGGGTCTTTTCTACGCAACAAATCAGCAGTACGCTTAATGTCAGCAGGATATAGGGCAATTGGGGTAGGTGGCATTAATACATCACGACCTACATTACCTTCAGCTATTTGACCGACAGGGCCAGCTTTCATTGGGCCAATTTGAGTTTTTTGCGCTACTTCAAAGTTTTTGCTGCCTTGTGCGTAAGCAGGTGATTTAGCGTTTAAATAAGCGTCAATTTCACGGCTTCCACCAAAAGCATTTCCAGCTTTTGTAGAATTTAAACTACCTGCTAATGGGTCTGTAAATCTAGTATATTGAGCATCAAGGTAAATTTTAGCTGCATTTAATACTCTTGGATCGTTTGCTGGCAACCCTTTAACGCCTGAATAAGCATCTGTAGTTACATGAGAAATAGCATCATCAATAGCATCACCAACTTTAGGTTTTGCTCTTAATGCTTTTATGTCAGCTTCGGGCAAAATTCCCATTTGACTAAAACCTTGTTGATAAAAAGGGTCAACGCTTTTTGTAAGGTTTGCTTTAGCACCGCCAATAACTTCTTTACCTGTTTGTTGCAAGTTAAATGGGGTAGCCGATGTAGGCGCACGAGGGCTTACATTTTGCATTACATTGCCAAATCCTTGCTCTACCCCAGCAGGTCTACCAGTCATAAATTGGTTCATAGTGCCTTGACTTGGTTCTGCTTGTTCTAAGAAACGCTGTGTAGTTGTTAAGCCACGCTGACCCGAAACTTGTGCAATTGCTTCTGCACCTGTAATTGGCATACCCATTCTTATAGAGTCTTGCTGTAACAATTGGGCAAGGCGGATTTGCTCAGGGGTTACGCCTTTTAAATTACGGTTAACAATATCAGCAGGAGTTGACCTTAAGCCGCCAACAGGCAAACCAGCAGCAGTCATTGCACCACCTGTAGCTAAAAATTGAGCAAGTGGGCTTTCAACGCCAATGCTATTTAATAATTCAGAGGTTGATCCACCAACAGCACCTTGAAATGCGGTGCGACCTACTTGGC